GCAAACCGATAGTAGATAAGGCTGTTGATGCCGCATCTAAAGAACATCCGGCTGTAGCAGATATGACTATTGCACCTAGCAATGATGATGGAAACTACGTTACTATCAAAATTACAAATGGAAATTATGCAGGACTAACATATATATTTCAAGCATTGGATAAAGCATATGGCAAGTATGGAGCTGCAATGGGATGGCATATATAAAAAAGGAATTGGCTTATGATAAAGCTTAAAAAACTATTAGTAGAAACAGGAGTCTTGAATGAGAAAGTATACGGGAAAAGAGCTTGGCATTTTAAGACAAAAGCAGCACTCGACAAAGCAGTAAAAGAAAATTGGAAAGATTTTGTTGAATATGTTATCCCAACTACTTTTCACCAGGCTCTTGCTTGGTATGATAATCCTAATATGACGGCATTGGAAACCTGGAAAGAACATAGTGAGAGTGAGATGCATCCGGAATTCATGGAATGGTTGAGAGATAATTTCTCTTTTGTTGACAACCCACCGGTTGGAAAGGAGATGTATGATTTGTATAAAAAGCTTATCAATGTAATAAAAAAGAACCCAGATGCAATACTAGACGATCGTGGAGATAAAAAAGGAAATCCAGAATTTATCGATATCAAAAACAGAATATTGCGACTAGCGTATGACATAGGAGGACCTAGAGCGAACCGCATCGACGATCTTTTCAGCAATCCTAAATACTATGATGAAGTGAAAGCTCATTTCAAAAGCACTGGTGATGACAGAGAACCTATGTATTTAGGATTCAATCACATCAAAGGTGGATATGCAGAGCTACCAGAAGAGTTACTTAACGCATTACCTAACAAAGCTCAAATAACTCAACAGATGGATAAGATCAACAGCGGAGATACGGATTTAGAACCTGGTGATCCAATGTTGTATAAATATGATCAGCTACTAACAAAAGGTCTTATTGATTTGATGAAGAAGAACGGAGTTAAGCTTTCTAAACGCGATATAGAAATGGAAGATGATTATATTTCAATATCTGCATCAGTTAAACCAGCGAGTGTGTCAGCTTTAGAGAAGTTAGGATTTGAAAAGGACGAATAATAACAAATAACAAATAAAAACTTTTTTCAAACTTTTTTCGATAATCCTTAGGATAAATGAAATAAAGTCTTTATATTTAACAAATAATAATTAATAACTTAAAAAGGAGAACAAATGGCAATTGACTTAGATGCAATTAAAAGAAAACTCAATCAGTTACAAACAGTTGGCAACCGCCAAAACAATTTATGGAAGCCTGAACCAGGTAAACAAACAATCAGAATCGTGCCTTATCAGTACAACAAAGATAATCCGTTCCAGGAATTATACTTTCATTATGATTTAGGTAAGAAAAATTATCTATCACCTATCACTTACGGTAAGCCTGATCCAGTAGTTGAATTCACAGAAAAATTAAAATCTTCTGGTAATTCAGATGAATGGAAGTTAGGTAAGAAAATGGAACCTAAAATGAGAACTTATGTTCCTATCATTGTGAGAGGCAAAGAATCTGAAGGAGTTAAGTTCTGGGGATTTGGTAAAACAGTTTATACAGAACTATTAGGTTTTATCGCAGATCCTGATTACGGAGATCTTTCTGATCCAATGAATGGTAGAGATATCGTTGTTGAGTTTACGCCAAGCGAAGGTGGCTCATATCCTAAAACGGCAATTCGTGTTAAGCCAAACACAACACCGATTACCGAAGACAAAAACATTGCTGAGAAAGTAGCTAAACATCAACCTAAACTTTCTGATATATTTAAAGAGCCATCGTACGATGATCTTAAAGATGCATTAGAAAAATGGTTAAACCCAGAAGAGGATGATACTACCGAAGAAACAACAAATGAAACTGAGGAAGCAGGTACAGAAGAATCAAATGATACCGCAGAAACAGTTAACAAAGTAGATGATGTATCATCAGCATTTGATGCATTATTTAACGAATAAGAAAAGGTTATAAAATGGCAAAATCAAAAAGCGAACAAGCCGACGAACTCGCGGTAGCATTAGCAGATAATCTGAACAAGAAGTTCAAAGGAAGTGGTTTCAAAGCTGCATTCTTTCTAGATTCAGATACAGAATCGCCTAGCGAGGTACGAGGATGGGTTGGTTCCGGTTCGGATATGCTTGATCTTGCAATTTCAAATAGACCAAACGGCGGATTTCCAGTTGGACGTATAACAGAAATAACAGGGTTAGAAGCTTCAGGTAAATCTTTATTAGCGGCTCATGCATTAGCCAATACTCAGCGCAATGGTGGTATGGCAGTGTATATTGATACTGAAAATGCAGTTAGTAGAGAATTTTTAGAAGCAATTGGATTAGACTTAGAAAAAATGTTATATGTCCCATTGGATACCGTTGAGGACATATTTGAAGCAATTGAAAGCATAACAGAGTCGGTTAGAAAATCAAACAAAGATCGTTTGGTTACAATTGTAGTTGATTCCGTAATGGGCGCGTCTACTAAGATAGAAATGGCAAAGGAATTTGATAAAGATGGTTATGCAACTTCCAAAGCAATTATCCTATCAAAAGGTATGCGTAAAATTACAAATATGATTGGACGTGAGAAAATTTGTTTGATATTTACAAACCAATTACGTACAAGGTTAGGTGTGGCTTTTGGTGATCCGTATACAACCTCGGGTGGTAAAGCAATTCCGTTTCATGCATCGGTTAGGTTACGATTAAAATCTGTTGGTCAAATTAAAGCTAAGATTGACGGTGTTGATCAAGTCATTGGTATTAAAACAAGATGCCAAGTGATTAAAAACAGAATGGGGCCGCCGTTAAAGTCAATTGATTATGATATCTACTTTGAATCTGGTATCGATAATTATGGCGGTTGGTTAAATGTTATGAAGGATTATAAACTCGTTAGTCAGTCAGGAGCTTGGTATACTTATACTAAATCAAATGGCGAAGAAGTAAAATTCTTATCTAAAGATTTTCAATCGAAAGTGTTAGAGGACGATGAGTTAATGAAAGAAATATATCAGTCAATCTGTGATTCATATATTTTAAAATACAATCCTGGTGAAGATTTCGGAATTGATGATATTGAAGTTGATGAAGAATTTGTAAGTGAAGAAGCATGAAGCAACGATATCTAGATTTATTACGAGAAGTTGAACGAGACCACAAACAAGGTACGGGGTCTANNGCCATCTATTAGTGATTGACGGTCTGAATACATTCATTAGAGTGTTTTCGGCCGTCCCGGCCTTGAATGACGATGGAATGCATATCGGCGGTGTTACAGGCTTTTTAAGATCGATAGCAGCAGTTATACGACATGTTAAGCCTACAAGATGTGTGATTGTGTTTGACGGTAAAGGAGGATCGACGAGACGTAAATCAATTTATCCAAATTACAAAGCAAATCGAGCCAATAAAACGGCATTCAATCGTTATCAAGAATTTGCTTCATTGGAGGATGAACAGCAAAGCATGAAAAGACAGTTTGGTCGTATGATTGAATACCTTAACTGTTTACCTGTTACCACATTGGCAATTGATAATATCGAGGCGGATGATGCGATAGCATATATTGCAAATCAAATGTTCACAGAGGACGATCAGCGTGTTACAATTGTATCAACGGATAGAGATTTTTTACAATTGGTTAACAATCGAATAACAGTATGGAGTCCAGTTAAAAAGATATTGTATACTCCAGAAGTTATGAAACAAGAATTTGGAATGCCATCGTCTAATTATTTGTTGTATAGAGCATTGACAGGTGATAAGTCAGATAACATTCCAGGTATTAATGGTGTTGGATTAAAAACATTGAAATCTAGATTTCCATTAATTACCGAAGACAAGCATGTATCTATAGATGAACTTATTGAATATGCGGATTCAGTAGAAAAGAAATATAAAGTTCATGATACAATACTTGACAATAAAACTCAACTACAGCTAAATTATCAGCTCATGCAATTAAAGGATGTTGATATCAGTGGCAATGCCAAAATGAAAATTTTAGACATTGTAAATTCAGATATTAACAAAATGGATGTATTGAATTTCAAAAAAATGTTTATGGCTGATAAAATGTATACGGTTATCAAAGATTTAGATGCATGGTTACAATCAGCATTTAATCCATTAAATGCTTACAGATCACTTGGTTAATTGAAATTATTTTTATATAATTAAAGTATGACAGACAGATTAAGTTCATACGGTTATAGTTTTCAGATAAAAGTTATAACTGCATTATTTACGGACAGACTATTCTTGCAGCAGATATCGGATATTCTATTACCAACATATTTTGAGAGTGATGCAAACAATTGGATAGTAACAAAGATATTAGAATACAATAAAGAATACAAATCTCCACCTACATTAGAAGTAATGAAAGTGAAGATTGAAGATGTTGAACATGACGTTCTTAAACAACAAATCATAGGACATCTTAAAGATGCTTGGAAGTTTGTAGAAGCAACAGATTTAGATTTCATTAAACAACAAGCTTTAGATTTTTGTAAGAATCAAGAAATTAAAAAGGCAATACTATCATCAGTTGAATTGCTAAAACATGGCAGGTACGAGGATATCAAATCTAAAATAGATGATGCATTAAAAGCTGGTGGTGATAAAGATATTGGACATGACTACATGACTTCAATAGAAGAACGTTATACAGAAGCAGTCCGGGATACTAAAGAAACGCCTTGGGAAGTAATCAATGAGTTAACTGATGGCGGTTTAGGTAAAGGAGAGTTAGGAGTATTTGTTGCACCAGCTGGTATTGGTAAATCTTGGGGATTGATAAACATTGGAGCCAATGCAATTAAAAAAGGTCAAACAGTACTTCATTATACATTGGAATTGAATGAGGCATATGTTGGTTTAAGATATGACTCGGTAGTTACTGGAATTGCAAATCAAAATCTAAAACATTATCAATCTCAAGTAAAAGAAGATCTAGAAAAATTAGATGGAGAGTTGATAATAAAATACTATCCAACTAAAACAGTATCGGTGTTAGGTTTACGTGGTCATATTGAAAAATGTATAATGCAAGGCAAGAAACCCGATGTTGTGATAGTTGATTATG